TCATGAGGGTCGTTCCTTCTTATAAAGCGCCTGCACCTGCTGCGGCGTGAGTGCGGTGTCCCAGACGCGGAGTCTGGCGATGGACCCGATGACGAAGTTGCCGGGACCGTTGGTCAGCTCGACCGCGCCGACCGTGAAGTCGCACGGAGTCCCGTTGAGTCCGTCGAGGAAGCGGTACGGGTTCTTCGCGTAGGTCTGGTTGAGCGGGTCAGTGTAGGAGGGGTACGAGACCGCAGAACCATCGAGGTACGAGACGGCATCGGTTCCGTCATATGTGCCGACGTGAAGCTGCCACACCCCGCGCTTGAAGGTCTGGCCTGAGGCGCTGTAGTCCCGCGAGAACGGATAGCCAGGGGTCGGCCTACCAGTCTTCGAGACGTGGAAGTTGCTGCGCTCATCGCCGCCGTAGGTGTTCAGGTCGTAGAACAGCCCGTAGGAGCGGCGAGGGTCAATAGCGTCCTCCTGCCAGCACCCTCCGACGAAACCAGCATTCGTGTCGCTGTGCTTCAGCCAGGCTGCGACCGTGACGGCCTTGCCGCGTGCACCGATGTTCAGTCGGCCCACGGCGCTCTTGTCGAGGCGGAGGAACGCGCTGCCGTCGAGGGCGATTCCTGCGGCAGTTCCAAAGGGTGAGCCCGTCACGACGGCTCGCGTGCTCCCCGCCTGCTCCAGCGGAAGGTCTCCAGTTGTGGTCTTGAAGGGCTCAGCGCTGAAATCCCACTGAGCGAGAGGAGTCGGGACGCCGACCTTCTGACGTAGGGCGGAGAACGGCACGAGCTTGCCGCCAATTCGCACCTTCAGAGACTTGGCAATGAACTTGGTCATGCGACGCTCACGGTCCCCGGGTAGTAGCTCGCCCATGTGGCCTTGATCTTGGCGCGGTCGTCGGACGAGAGTCGGCGCGGGAACACGGCAACGGCTGCGACGTCGACTGCGGTGAAGGTCGTGAGCCCGCCGTTGGCCGCGAGCCGGAGCCCGGTCTGGCCTCCAGAGCCTGCGGCTCCCCGCACCTCGTCAGCGTCCACAGCAAGAGTGGACTGTCCACCGTCCGTCACCGACTCGGCCATGAAGATGTGCCAGGCGGTGTCAGGGCCAAGGGTGTGCGAGAGGGTCGATCCGTTGGTCATCGACAGCTTGCCGGTCGAGGTGGTGGCGATGTTGCACGAACCGCTGGTCCCTCCGATGATGACCCGCGAGGATGCGGGCGTGCGGAAGCGGGCGAGCACGAGCTTGGTGTAGGGCTGACCCTGAGTCGCGATGGCGGCATCCGAGCGGGCCGCTGTGCCGTCGTACTGGACGTACTTCAGGCCGGAGCCAGCGACCCTGAGCTTCGGAGTGCCGGTGTGCGTGAAGTTCGGCGCGGTCGTGAGGCGGTTCTTCCAGGCCGCTGCGTCGGAGCCGTCTGCGCCGGTCAGGTCGTAGGCCTCCCAGCGGTGGCTGAAGTCGGTCGGCATGGTATCGACGGCGGGGCCAGGAACGGCGGTCGCTGAGGTATCAGCCCAAAGGTCACCGTCAACCATGAGGTTGGGTGCCACGCTGCCCTGCCAGAGCACAGCTCCGGCGACCACGGGTCGGATGGCATTGGCGTTGGTGCCGTGATCGAAGACGACGATGCCACCGCCCGCGGAACCTGAGGTGGGAACACTTTCGAGACCCTTGTTGAGAAGGTCCGAGAAGCGTCCATCAGGAGCCACAAGGTCATCCTCGGTGTAGTGATAGAGGCCGCCGCGTGCCCAGTCGTAGTAGCCCATTAGCTTTGTTCACCTTCTGCTAGTTCATCTCGAAGAGTGACCTGCATCTCATCACTACCGATACTGAAATCAACGGACGCTACAACCTTAGCCAAGTTCGTGCTGTCCATGAATGTGATTGACGCAATGTTCCCGGGGGCGACTGAGTAATCCGAGATAGCCGAATACTCAACATCTCGCCCGCGAGTGCGAACGAAGCGAAGAAGGCTGGCCGCTGCACCTGGACCGGGATAAGGAGAATCACGACGATAGACGCGCGGACGAGTCGGGTTCGCTACATCCTTCGCGTAGTCCACGCGAGTCTGGGAGTTGCCGTCTGCGTCATCCCACTCATAAATCACGATCACCGCGTCACCCCACGAGGTTGCACGGGACGTGGAGCGAGTAAGCGTCTTGGCCAGTGCTGCCGCCCACTCGTGCCGGATGCCCCGCACGGGACCTCGGCGGAGTTGGAAGAAGCCCTGCTCATCTGCCCACAGGCGCGCACCTGCCTGCTCGACAAGCGTCCGGAGGTAGTCCCATGCGGTGACTCCCGGCTTCCACTCAGAGGCTTCCGCATCGACGTTCGGGAACTGCTCACTCGTCGTCAGCACGTAACCGCCGAACGTTGCCGTCAGAACGTCCTGAACAACCTGCGCCAGAGGCACCGCGCCGGGGTGGTAGACGCTGGTACCGGAAGCGGCGTCCTGCATGAGCATCACCTCAGCGGAGGCAAGCTCCAGCACAACCTCGTCGCGTGCGAAATCCTCCATCACGCTGAGGAGGACGAGGCGGACGGTCAGGCTGATTGGAGACGGCGACGGCAGGCCGTTCCATCCTGAGGCGAAGGCGGCGGACACGTCTTGGAGCGTCGAACTGCGTCCCGGGAAGTCACGGCTGACGGAGGCGAACCCGCCGCTGCCTGCATACCTGCCGGTGAAGGCTGCGAGCGGGAGCCGACCATCGTGCTCACGAGTGAGGGTCAGGTCGATGCGGGTCAGCACGCGCGGGTCGAGCGCATCCATCAGCTCGTACGAGGGCGTGGGCACGGTGAGGGTTGCCTGCATGTAGGGAGCGCGCTTCTCGTCCATCGAGAAGCTGCCGGACTTGACGTCAAGTTCGCCAATCAAGATGTCGCCCTGGTAGACCTCCGCGCTGGCCGAGTGCGTCGAAATCACGCGGACACCTCCAGGACATCGACTTCGAGGACCCAGGAGCGGAGCGACCGCGGGTCGAGGTAGAGGAGTACCTCACCCGTGACGACATAGTTCAGGGTGAGCGCGCCGGGCTCATCTACGCGGATGCGGCCCGCCGTGCGGTGCAGAAGCTCGGCCTGCTGACCGGCCTCACGAGACGCCAGCACGTAGCGGAGCCGACCCTTTCGCGGAAGCGGGGAGCGCACGGTGATGTCGGGCGGTCCGCCTCCGAGAAGCTGGTGCACAACCGTCCTGCTCTCCGACGAGAGCGAGATGGATGACGCATCGAGGACCTGTACCGGCGCGGAGAAGCCGCCCGAATGACTAATAGAAACCATCAGTAGACCTGCTGTCCGATCTTCGTGATGACGTTCGCCTCGACGTTGATGCGCCGCGTCCCGAACTGCGCGATGGCCCGCTCTACCGGCGACATGTCGGGCGTAGGAATGATGACCTTCGGACCGGACACGGAGTCCGGAATCTCCTTTTGAAGCTCCGCGTTGTAGTTCGCTCCGCCCGTTCGACCGAGCGTCCCCCACACCGCGGCAGTCGCCTGCTGCTGGTCGAGAGGAGCCTTCACGTAGGCGTCGATGAGCGGCGCTGCGTCAGCACCCATCTGCACCAGATAGTTGTAGGCGTCGTCCGAGATGGTGCCGTGCAGGGAGGACATGTTGGCTCGGTAGCTGTTCATCGCCTCGACTCGCGCGCTGAGGGCTGCGGTGTAGGCGGCGAGGTCAATCGCGCCGGTCTCGGCGTTCTGGTAGGTCTCCCACGACTCCCCGACGTCAGCAAGCTCTCCCTGAATCGAGTCGGCGTACTCGGCGGTGCGCTCCGACTTGGCCACCAGCTCATCGGCGCCCGACTCCAGGTAGAGCCGCTCGTTTTCCTTTGCTTCCTCGACGGCGGAGCGAACCTCTTCCAGCTTCTTGACGCTGGTCTTAGCCCAAAGCGAACGCTGAGCAAGGTTGCCATCGAGCTTCGAGGTGTCCTCTCCAGCCGCTGCGGCCATCGCGTCGTACTGCGCGATGATGTCCTTCGCCGCGTTGATCTGCCGGTCGATAGCCTCTTCGTTCCCGGTGAAAGCCTTCGTCAGGTCTTCGACGGAAACACCGGTCTTGTCCGCTCGCTCCAGGATGTCGGCAAGGGTCCCGGCAACGTCATCGCCTTCGGTAGCCATCTTGCGGAGAGAGTCTGCAACCTGCTCGAAGGACAGCTCACCCTGGCCTCCGGCCTCAATGAACTTGTCGGTCAGCTCACCGACGCGAGCCTTGTACTCCTCGGTCTCCTCTCCCCCTGCCTCCAGGGCTGAGAGAACCAGACCGATTCCCGCCGCTGCGGCGACACCGGCGATAAGACCTGCCGGACCGAAGCCAGCGAAGGCGTTGGCCGCTACCTCCTGGAAGGCGTCTCCGATGGACTCAGCCGAGCCGTCGAAGCTCGCTGCGGCTTCCTTCGCGGTAGAGGCCGCTTCGTCGCCCACCTCACGGATTCCGTCCGAAGCCTCCGCAGAGCCGCGCTTGACCTCATCCCCGAGAGAGCTGCCAGCGCTCTTGCTCTCGCGCTTCACACCATCCGCTAGGTCCTTGAAGCTGCCTTCGAGCTTCTCGACCGCACGCTCGCTGTCCTTCGTGCCGTCCTTCACGCCGTCGCTGAGGCCGTCACCGATCTTCCGACCGGTGCGGTCGGCGTCTCGTGCGCTGTCGTCAATGGCGTCGGTCAGCTTGTCCACGGAGCGCTCAGCCTCGCGGGTGCCGTACTGCACGCCGTCAGAGAGGCCGTCACCGATCTTCGAGCCGGACTTGTCAGCGTCTCGGGTGAGATCGTTCAAGCTGTCAGCGGTCTCGGAAAGCGCCTTATCGACGTCCTTGACCCCGCGCTGAAAGTCTCGCGTGTTAGCGAGAATGTCGATGGAAATGCCCTTAGCCATGGCTTAGCCCTTTCCCTCGATAGCGTCGTGCATAGTCTTGACCACTGTCTGCACCCAAAGTGCGGCGAATCGCGGAATCACCTTTTGAGCGGCGGGGTAGACTACATAGCCCTTGCGGCGCTGCGGCCTGAGCTGCGCTCTCGTCCGGCGTGTAACCGGGAAGCGGTTACCCTTCGAGCTGGTGCGCTCATAGGTGTTCTTCTGCTGCCTATTCGCACCGAACTCGACCGCCGCATAACCCTCGCTCGGCTTCAGTCCTCCGCTCAGAGCACGACCGACAGAGGCTGAAGCCAGTCGGACGTTCTGGTTGGAGACGGAGACTCGTGCAGTGTCTACGAGAACTCGATGTTCGAGCCGGGTCTCTGCCCGCTCTGTTAGCGCCTTCTGCCACTCCGGAGTGGCAATGGCCTTCGTCGCTTTGCGAATGTTCGCCTGCACAGCCTTCTCGGCGCGGCGGACTCCCAGGAGTGCGGCTTGCAACTCCCGGGAGCCTCCAACGTCGAGCCGGAACACCTGACTACGAAGTGACCGCGGTGATGGCGGTCGGCTTGCCCTGCACGCCCAGGGTGACGGAAGCCGCTGCCGCTGCGCCGACTGCACCGCCGATGGAGCCCGGGACGAGGATGACGTCCGCCTTGAAGCCGGGACCGCCGTTGATGGGAAGGAACTGGACGTTCTTGGTCACGCCATCGTTCTCGAACAGGAGGCGGGAGAGCGAAGTGGCCGCACTCCAGTCCTGGGCGTAGTCGATGGTCACGGCCCAGGTGGTCGTGCCGGGCATCGTGAAGGAAGCGTCCGGCGTGCCGCCCTGCCAGGTGACGCTGGAGGTGGAGGGGGTGAAGGTGACGCCGGAGACGGACTTCTCGAAGTTGTCCGCGGCGATCTTCAGCACGAGGTTGCGGAGCACAAACGGGGTAGCGGCGATGTTGGCCATGGGAATCAGTCCTTCTTCGTGATGATGAAAAGTGAGATGTCGTAGCCCAGGTAGTCGCCGGAGATGACCTTCTGTGCCTCGGTCCAATCGACCCCGTTGAGTGAGTCGAGCGCCGTGGTGAGTTCGAGCACTGCGTCATCGAGGTCGTCCTCAGCACGAGCCGTGTCCGCGTGGGGCGTGAGGACGGTCAGGATGAAGGACGTCTGAAGCGAGCCGATGGGCGAGGCCGGGAGCTTCGAGATTCGCTCCTGCTTCAGGAGGACGGTGCTGTTGGTGATGACTCCGGGGTCCCGCTGCTCGGGGATGATGACCCAGCCCTTGGGCAGTAGCGGCTTCAGAATCTCGGAGAGCTGCGCGCGCACGGTGCTCATGTCGCGACCGGCCTTCCTCGGAGCGGACGGAGGAGCCGCTTGACGCTCCAATCCATGGGGAAGACGGTGACCGCGAAGCCCTCTCCGCCGATCTGGGACTGACCGTTCGACTTGACCGACTGCCAGAGCGCCCGTGCCTGGACAAGCTGCGCCTGCCGGTAGCGAGTAGGGACCGTTCCGGAGTAGGCGGGAGCGAACTCCTCGCACTGCTCTCGGGCGGCCTCGAGAACTGTGTAGAGCTGCACGTCATCGAGAGGAGCGTCGGCCCACTCAGAGGCCCGTGCGGAGGCCAGGGAGTGCCAGCCGGACCGCTGCTCCACGACGACTGGAACAGCGCTAAGAGTCAGCCTGGGGCCGGTCTGAGACACGAGGACGGGAACAATGCGCCAGACTCCGGGAGCGGTCAGCACGGTCTCCTCCGGCCACTCCAGCGTCAAGCTGTCCTGGTCAACCGAGACGACAAAGCCGGAGGTGGAAACCGGGGCGTAGGTCGGGTCTAGGAGGGTGACCTCGATGCCGGTGTACGGCTCCAGGTCGAGCTGCTCACCGTCCCGCTCAGGAGCGAGCACGAGCACCTCGGCGGGGATGTCATTGACTGAGTAGTGCATCGTGCTCGCTCCTTTCCGGGTCGGTGGTGCGGGGCCGGCTAGGCGTTGTTGGTGACGAGCTGGAGCGCGCCCGGGAGGTCGATCTTCACGCCGATGTAGCCGTGAACGGCCTCGTCGTAGCCACCCTTGGCGATGTCCACCGCACTGACCCGGATGGGCGAGCCACCCAGCTCCAGGGCAGTCGCGGCCTGCTTGGCCCCCACGAGAGCCTGACCAGCCGCGAGGCCGGTGTGGCTGACCACCTTGAAGCTGTCGATCTGCCCCTCCTCCAGACCCATGGCCTGCGACAGGAACTTCAGGCCCGCCTGCTCCGGGGTCCAGAGGATGGACTCGTAGACGTCCGGCGCGACAAGCGCGAAGCTCGGGGTGGCGTCGGCGGCGATCACGCGGAGGGCACCGCGGACGAGCTTGGCGATGCCCGGGTTGACGGTGGCGGGGACACCAGTGCCGACAGCGGCGGTGGTCGAGGCGGCGAGGAGCTGCGCGAGGGTGTAGGCGTCAGACTTCTGCGCGTACGAATCGACCATGGCCCGGGTGAGCGAAGCGATGAACTCCGCGTTCTCGGCGGTCGGGAAGTCGTAGTACTCGCGGGCGATGTCCCACGCTCCCGCGAAGCGCTGCGCGGTGCCGGTGTAAGGGGTGACCGTGGGAACGTTGCTCGGGAGTTCGGTCTTGTTTCCGGTCCAGGTGCCGACCTCGGGCTTCTGGTTCCACCTCCAGCCCGTGTACTTCAGGCCGGTCAGAGTGCCGGAGCTGATGAGCGGGATGACCTTGCGGGCGAATCCGCGGCCAGCCCAAAGCTCACCCTGGAAGGCGGGCTGCGTGACGGTGACGCCGGGGGCACCGGCGCTGTCGTACTTCACATCGGAGAGCGCCGCCATGAGCGTCGGGTCGGGGCTGTTCTTGGCGGCGACGATGGCAGCGAAGAGCGTGTTGGCGTCGATCTTCTCGGCGGGCTTGAGAGCACCAGCCTGGAGGGTGCTCGGGACGGTAGCGGACATGTTGTCCTCCTCGTTCTCCGGAGCGTCGTCCGGCTTGGGTTCGGTCAGTTCGATGACCTCGGTGATGGTGGTCTTGTCGCCGTCGATGACGGTCTTGCGAGTGCCCTTGCGGATGAACGTCTTGCCATCGGCGTCGGTGTACTCGTCCGAGAACTTCTCCTCGGTGGTCACGGGCTCTCCGCCCACGTCAGCCGCCATGAGCGCGGCGCTCGGGAACGCACCCTCGGTGACGAAGGCGGCACCGAAGAGGACTCCGGAGACGGCCACACCGGCACGCAGGACGATGTTCTTGACCTCCGCGGAGAGCTTCGACCGGGAGCCGTCCGCAATCTCCGCGAGGAGCGTGTCGCCCTCCGGGTTCTTGCCCACGGAGAAGCTGGCCACGATGCCGGAGTCGGTCTCGACGGCGGACAGGAACCGACCGACCGGAGACTCGGAGTCGTGCTGGACGTTGGCGTTCAGGACCTCCACGTCCTCGGGGATCGTGATGGCCCCCTTGGCGATGCTGAACTTGCCAAGGTTGGTCGTGCCGACCTCACCGAAGGGCAGGAGGAGACCCGAGACGACACGGGCCTCAGCGTTGGCCTTCAGCGTTCCGGCCTCGATCTTTGCGATAGTCATTAGTCGTCCTTCGGGGTGCCGGTGGAGAGCGTGGAGGTGCTGAACTCGAATGCCACGTGCTGGCCGCGGGGCACAACGTCATCGAGCGAAAGCCGAGCCTCGATGGGCTCGGTCCAGGCGCTGAGGCGATCCGTGAGCGCCGCCTGTTCGCTCTGCTGAGTCGCATAGGTCAAGGAGGCCTGAGCCTGTGAGGCGTCGATCTGCGAGGCCGGGAGACCCAGGACGCCAGCGATGTCCAGTCGGGACTGATTGCGGCCCGACACGAAGAGGTCCGCCGCCTTCTCGCCGTGCGTCTTCAGCTCGATGGTGCTCGGCGTGTAGATGACTGCACCGTCCGGATTCTGGCGAGCCTTGATGATGTCCTTGACGTAGGCCTCCGCCTCCTTCTGATCCATGCCCTCCTCGGACAGGTCATGAAGCTCCATCATGGGAATAGGACTACGGACACGAGAGGCCCACGTCTTCTCCAGATTCCGAGCACTGCGGATGGACTCAGCGGAGTCCGCCAGAAGAGAGCTGCCGTCTCCAGGAATGAGGATGACGCTCTTGGCATCCTTCACGACCTCACCGTGAACAAGAATGTTCCCGTCCTGGTCGGTGTCCCATTCGTCCATCGGCACGCGCACAGCATCGAGCAGAAGGCCGTCAGCACCTCGCTCGGTAGCCCAAAGGCTCCAGCCATAGAAGAGGAGGTCGTCAATGGTCGCTGCCATCCGGTGCCACGGAGAGACACCAGAAGTGGAGTTCGACCGGTAGAGCCACGTCGGCTGAGTCGAGACGAGGTTGCCGCTGGAGTCGAGTGCACGGAGCGGGCGTCCCGCGATCTTCGAGATGAGGAGCCGACGAGCTGCGGCCACCGCGGGAATCGACATCGCCATTGCCCGGGTGACGGGAAGGTCGCCGTTGACCGGACCAATCAGCTCCGAGAAGGCAACCTGCTCCAGGTGGGTCGAGTCTGCCCAGGGCGAGAGAATCGGCTTCGGAGAAGCAACAACAGAGCTGATGCTGTCGCGCTTGAATGCCGATAGAAGTCCCACACGGAAAGACTAAGGGGCAGTTACTTACTTACGCGGACTTCCGCAAGAAATGACCGTAGGCATTCCTGGAAACTCTCTGGTTCGGATGCGTAAGAAGTTCGTGCTGGCAGGCTTCCCTATAGGCCCACAGCTCCTGAGAGCGCATAAAGAAGCGCGAGTAGAGCGGGCAGTGAGGGCACCAGACCACAATCGTCTCAGAGCTTCTGTCGAGCTTGGCCATGGTTATCCTCCGACAACAATCATCTTGCGAACCGGTCCTGTGGGCAGAGTGTCGTACTGACGAAGTGCCATGGCCACGCCTTCTAGCGCGATGATGTCGTTCTCAGGCGAGTCGCCTCGGGAGAACGCCCACTTGCCCCGGTCACCGATGGTCCGCTTGCCAGTGACTCTCACGGCGGAATCAAGAACGTCGTCCTTGTAGTGCACAAGGTTCTTGTTCTCGACCTCCTTGGCGAGGAGCGCTGCGGCAGTCGTGATGTTGTGCAGCGTCTGAACAAGAATCTTGGGCTTGGGTCGCATGCGGAGCATGGCTTCGGTCTCGACTGTGATCGGTCCCTGCGAGTCCACAGCGGTGCCCATCTTCGTCGCTAGGTAGTTCGCCTTCACTGAACCTCCGAGCCAGCTCACGCCGGGGCGGTGCTCTCGCACTGCGACATGTGCGACGCCGTTCACGCGCCATGCGAGGCACACGGCGGCATACGTCTGGTTCGGGTGCACGACCGCCGCCATGGCGAAGCGCTTCGGTATGGCGGCTTCCTCGTCAGTCCCGAGTGCGGTCCAGGTGTCATAGTCGAGTGCGCCAGCGGCAGAGCCAATGTCCCCGAAGATGCTCAGATATTCTTCCTTGAACTGCGAGAGCTTCAGCTTCTCGAAGCGCTGCTCGATCTTGTCCAGCGAGGTGAGGTAGCCGATGCCGGGGTGAGCTGCCTGCACGAGCGGCTTCGCCTTATCCCAGCTCTTCTCGCCGTTCTCGTCCTGAAGGTCCTCGTCACGGGTCGTCTCAGGCGCTGCGTATTCGAGAATGCCCGCACCCCGCCTGCCAGCGCGTCCGGCCTCCAGCGCCTCGTACAGAGCCTGTCCGGCGCGGAATTTACCCGCGGTGCCCGCCAGGATGATTTGACCATCCTCACGAGTGTCCATCGTGGCGAGGGCTCCTCCGAGCACGTCCTCCCCCATAGCCTCCGTTGCCTCTCCCGCCTCATCCAAAACGATGAGGTCGTACGCCGCGGAGCGGAATGCCTGACCGTCAGGACCAAGAATCGAGAGCGTCGAACCATTCGAGAAGGTAAGGCGCTCAGAACCACCAGCTCGATAGATTTTGATGGGACTTGCCTTCGGGTCCGGGTACACCCGCTCCAGCGGCTTGATGAGCCCGTCCCTGAACCTCTCCCGCGCCTTGGTGCCGGTGGTCAGCATCGAGTAGGCAACCTGATAGTCCGGGATGGTCATGCACCGGCCCAGCGCTACAGCCAGGAGCGAGGTCGTCTTGGCGGACCGGCGCGGAAGCAGGATGCCGATGAAGCTGGAGTCGAGGTTGTTGCACGTGTCCGCGAGCCGGAGCATCTGCGGGTAGGGCTCAGTGAAGCCCCTAATGGTCCCCATGCCGCTCAGACGCAGACCCTCCAGGAAGGCTGCTCGACCCTCGGGAGAATCGCTCAGAGAGGACTGGAACAGGGGTGTAATCCCGCTGTCTCGCGTCTCGTCCCACTGCGATCCGGAGAGGAATAGGGAAGTTTCGCTGACGGCAGGCGAGGGTCCAGCGACGACCTCAGAAAAGTTTGACATGAAGTCTTGTCTCACCAATTTCCATGTCGAATGTGACTCTTCTTCTTCGCTGCGTTCGTGATCGCTGCGCCTCGCCTGCCACCGTCGCTGGTGTTGCACTTCACGTGCGCTGGTCCCACGTTCGAGAGCACCGGCTTACCTCCGTACTCAGCACCAACGATGTGGCCAACCTGCCACTTGTCCGAGCGAAGCACTGGCCTCCCGCACCCGTTCACGCACAGGCGCGGGAGCGAGGGAGCGATCATTGCCCTGAGCTTGGGTGAGTGCTTGCTCCACTGCTGCGCTGCGTGGTGCCTGCTCACGGGCCGCTGACGAGGCTGTCGAAGGGGAGAGCGGGCAGTCCTCCTGCCTTCCTCTCTTCATTGATGAGCACCTGGCAGTAGTCGAGAAGAGTCTGCACGTGCTCGTCGTACTCATCCCGAAGAGTGCCCAGGTAGTCCTGGTCCACGTAGTCAGAGTCCGCCTCTTCGAGAAGGCGGATCGTCTGCTTGGTGAGAGCGACAGAAGAGATGAGAAGGGCAAGCTGATTCGTCATGCTTCAATCTTAACTGATTAGAGGCCCCTACACCATGGTCGGTATGAGGGCCTCTAATTCATGTTTTAAGTTGTGAGTTGCTACTCCGCGTACTACTCGAAGAAGGACAGAAGCTCTTCCTCGATCGACTGGAGTTCGATCACCAGCCAGGGAGGCACGTCCATTCCTCCGACCTTCAGCACCTTGATCTGGAGGCGCAGTCCCTTGCCTCGGGCGACGAGCGTCAGGACATCCGAGTCTGCATCCGCATTGAAGGCGTCGAGCACACTCTTCTTCTCGGAGGCTTCGTCTACGGTCGCGCTGATCTGCTGGGGCGTGGTCGTCATGATAATTCTTCTTTCGTCAGAGTTGCTGTGGTTCAGGACAGGAGGAGGGAGAACAGGTCAGTGGAGTTCGGGTCCACCGGGTAGTGCACGCTCTTCGCACGCGCGTAGTCGGCATCGGTGGGCTTGCGGATGGCACGGAGCTTCTGAAGGTTCGAGATGTCTCGACCCACTGATGCGAGGTCCGTGACATGCGTGTGGTCCTGAACCTTCAAGAGGTCGAAGAGGTATGCACGGAAGATGATCTGAGCCGGGCTTGCCTGCTTCTCGCTCGGTGATCCCAGCGCGCTCAGAAGTTCGGCCTCGGTCAT